GATCAAGAACTTGCACAGACAAAGCAGGCTCTTGAAGCTGCACAGCAACAGAACGCACAATTACAGCAGACCATTGACGGAATGTCAGCGCAGAAGAAAGAGGAAATCATAGAGGAAGCATTGACTCCCCCTACTCTTGATATTGGAGCGTTGGCTTTCGCCGATGAGGAAACTGTTAGAAAAGCCCAGGCTAAATATGCGGAAGATATGCTTGCTTATAACCGCAAGCAGATTATGAAAGAGCTTGAACCCGTAATCAACCACGCCAAAAAAGGTATGTATGAAAGCGAGAAAAAAGAAGCTATTGCTGCACTCTCTCATATTCCGGAGCTTGAGGGCATTGAAACAATGCTTCCGCAGATTGAAGCGATTATTAAAAACAATCCTGGACTATCGTCTGAAAATATGTCCCTGGAGGAAAAACTTATTACCGGCTATATGATTGCCAAAGGTGCTAACAGTATGAATACTCCACCCCAGGAACAGAAAGAGCTTACAACCGAGGAACTTATGGAACTCTACAAAAACAATCCGGAGTTTCAAGAAATGGTTGAAAAGCAGCGACTTGCACAAGTCGAAAGTAGTCAGCAAGTGCCACCGTTATCTGCAAGTAGCGGTGCGGTTAATGCGGCACTCGATATAAAAGAAAAACCCAAAAGTTGGGATGATGCTTCCGAGCGTACACGCAAAATGTTCGGTGCGTAATACCAACACAAAAATTATTTTTAGGAGATGAAATCTAATGTCACAGAACTTAATCACATTTGAAAAAGCATTAAAAGAGAACTATTTGCCCGTATGGCGTAATCAGCTTGGAGTAGAACCCTCGGCGCTTCTTTCCAAGATTAAAAAGCCTACATTAAAGGCAAACAAAATTGTTGCATCTGCTCCCGTTGGTCTTAGCGGTGGCTTCGGCTTCGGTGCAGAGGGTGCAAAAACACCGGCAGCAGGCGGTGTAAGATTTGAACGCTTTGAAACAGAGTCAAAGGATATGTATGTAAATATCGTTATCTCTGCAAAGGCTGTTCGTCTTACCGGAACCGGCGGTGCAATGGCTAATGCCCTTGACACCGAAGTTAAGGCTGCTTACGAAACCGCAAAATGGAATGTAGGTAGAGCATTATTCGGTAATGGTACCGGTATTCTCACCACTTGTTCTGCACTTGCAGTAGCAGGCAACACAATCACAGTTGACAGCACCAAGTATCTTAAAGAAGGTCTTATCATCGACATTTATGCTACCGGTGCTACTGCTCCCCAGACTAACGGCGCAGGCAGAAGAATTTTAAGCATTGATCGTGCTAACAAGACTATCACAATCAGTGGTACTGCTTCTACCTTTTCAGCAGGCTTTATTACTGTTCAGAATTCGTACAACAGAGAGATCACCGGTCTTGGTGCTATCTTTGATAACAATGTTGCAAAAATTTACGGTGTAACCAAAGCTTCAAACGCTTTCCTTTATCCTATCAGCTACGATGCCGGCAACGACATTGACGATGGTACTATCACAAAAGTACTTCGTATGGCTAAAAACGATAAGAACTCCAACATCGACACATTCCTTTGCGGTGATGTAGCGTATGACAACTATGTAAACTACTTGCGTACAAACAACATCCGTGTTGAGGAAATGTCGCACACCATTTCCGGTGGCTTCAAAGCTATCAAATTCTTGTTTGGTAACAGGGTTGTTGATATTATCAACGATAGCTTCGTACCCGATGAGGAAATGTGGGGCGTTGAAAGCGGTTGTCTTGAACTCCACAGCCAGGAATGGAACTTTGCAGAATTGCAGGGCGGTGGCATCTTCAACCTTATGGAAGATCAGAGTAACTACCGTGCTCTGCTTGCCAACTACGGCGATTTGATTTGCACAAACCCTGGTGGCTGTGTTCGTATTTATAACTGTGCCTAATCTTTTTGCACTATAAGTTGTGTAAATTGTTACCCCTTGCGGTCATAGTGCCGTAAGGGGTAATTGGCACTTGCTGAACCAATAAAAACTACATAAGGTGGTGATGGTATGTCAATACTTGAAATCTTTGAAAAAGTAAATTTAATAACACCGATTGAGCAAAGGCGGTTTTTTAATTTCTTTGCAGACTCGGTTGATGAACTTCAAGCACAATACCCTAAATTTGTGATTGAGAATGATGCCACATATACACCACCGACAGCCCTTACAGATAAAAATGTTGTGAAACCGCTATATCACAACGCCATCGTTGACAATATTCTGTTCCTTGCCGGCCAGGGAGAAACATATAAAAGCGAATTTTTGAGAAAATCAAATGCAGCTTATTTGAAATATTGGAACGATGATGCAAAGGGCCGAAGAATTAAAAGAATGAGGTGGTAAAAATGTTCAACAGCGGAATATCTGCATCAAGCCTAATAGCAGACTTGCAAAACGAGGTTGATATTGCTCCACCTATTTCTAATGCAAGTTATGTTATGTGGCTTAACAGCCTGGAGCACATACTCTATACAGAGTTTATCCAGGAGCAAAAGCAATTTGTAATTGAAACGCCGGGCAATTCCCCTATTGACATAAGCGATATTGCAGTTGGAAACGATGAAAGTGCTGTCCGTTTTGAGGATATATACACCGTTTTCGCTGACAAAACACAGCTTATTAAGTCAACAGTTACAAGCGGTGTTATTTTTCCCGACACATACTATAAAACGGGAAATAACATCGGTTTTAGCACCCAGGAAGCCCCTGGCGAAATTAAAATAATCTATTTCGTTAAGCCTGCACTTAAAACTGTTGGTGCAAACGATACAATTTCAGCCGGTAATGTTATGGTGCCGGTTGAATTTATTGACCTTGTAAAAGCCAAACTACGAGGCGAAGCGTACAAAGTAGCCAACGAGGACAGCCTTGCTGCCAAGTGGATAAATGAATACAATGTTATGCTTGAAAACTTTAAGGCTTGGCTCACAAACAAAGCCCCACAGTTTGGAATGTGAGGTGTGTATATGGCAACTAAAAAGAAAAACGAACTGACATATATGCAGCTTCCACTTCCCCAGGGGCGTAGAGGTTATACAATGACAAAAAGATCCTGGAGTGGTCTTAATAAGAGGCAGACGATAGATACGGGCGACTTATCAAAGGAAACTAACATTTCCACAGCAGAAGCACCGTATCTCACACCATCGCAAAAGCCTATTGCCATTTCAGATTACTACTCAAACCCTATCAGCCTTTTTGGTTTTGATGGTTTTCTTATAGTGATATATCGAAAGAGTGCAGCACTTTATGTTGATTACCTTGTTTATGACGAGGATGAAGAAGAATACACCAAATATACCGGTGTTCTTAAATCAAGCGGTGCGACAAGCAAAGACGAATACCCCCGAAGCGTGGTACAATTCAATGTTTATGACACACCGACAGATCCCGTTACCGGTAAATTCATTAAAAAGCTGCTGATTTTTCCGGATAAAAAATCAATGTTTTTCCATACAGACGATTTGCTGAATGATGAAAACAACGATACCGGGAACGATTTTAAGATCTATGATATGGATGTTCTTGTGAAAACCTATAAAAATGACACAGCCCCATATCTTCCCCCGGAAACAGCAAGCCATAACTATTACTATAAGAACACCAGCACAGAAGCAATAGAAGCTGATACAGAATATGGCGCAGCCGTGTATAGATGGGTTGATGATGAAAGCGACAGCGACAATTCCGGATGGAAAATCAGTATTCCCCCATCAATGCCGGGTATTAAGTACGCTGCTGTTCACTTATCCAGGCTGTTTGGTGTTGACGATGACAGAGTGTATGCAAGTGGCTACAATGACTACACTAATTGGAATTTAGACACCGTTGACGAATACAACGAAAGTAATGCCTGGTGCAGCCCTGCACAATCTAACACAAAAGCCGGCGGTGTATTTACCGGAATTACCACATATCAAAACTATGTGATTTGTTTCAAAAAAGACTTTATGCACGAACTCTACAACACAAAGAACCCTTTTAGAATACAAGATGTTTTTGCCGAGGGTGCTATTGATAATCGAACTATACAAGATGTGGATGGTAAACTGATATTTGTTTCAGAGGATGATGTTAAAATCTTCACAGGTTCAAACCCTCGCATTATCGGTTATAACCTTAACATCGCAAGGTTTGAGCACGCTGTTTCCGGAACGGACAACAGAAACTATTATCTCTATTGTGAGGATGAGCACGGCACACAAAGACTTTTTGTGTATGACACATATTTTGAAGAATGGTCTGAACAAGATATTTACAGCGCCGTTTTGAACTTTGCACACAATAAGCACGGTATGTATATGCTGTGCGAAAACGGTTATGTGTATCAGTTAGACTCTAAAAGCTACGATCACAGTTGGAGTTTTGAAACTGACCTTATCACAAATGAAACTGTAAACATAAAGCACATAAAGAAGATGCAGATCTTCGCTGATGTAGCCCCCGGTGCTAATGTTAAGGTTTATTTTTTATATGACGATGAAACCTTTGATGCTGACACTTCGCAGCTTGCATATTCAAGCACCGGTTACGGCAGAAAAGCAATCAGAGTAAAACCAAGACTCACAGCCCACTACGGCGTAAAGCTACACATCGAGGGCAACGGCTATGTAAGACTCTACGAATTGGAGCTTGGTATGGAAACGGGCGGTGATTTGTATGTCGAAAACTAAAACCGTTAAAAGAACTGACAATATTGAGAAGATGGACTTTGATCAACTTCGTAAAGCGGTTCAGTTACTTCGTGATGATGTTGACTTGTGGAAGCGTAAATACGAGGATGCTATCCAAAATCTTGACGAGGATAATTTTGGCAAGAGCTTCAC